GCTGGATCAAGGCGCTGATCATCGGCAGGACGTTCTGGGAGGCCACGCCATCCACGTCAGTCAAGAATCTGGACGGAACCCTGACGCCCTTCCAGGTGCCGATGAAAGAGAAATTGAACTCCCGGATAACGCTGACGATGCCGCGCAGAACCATCAGCGGCGAGACGCAGCGCGCACCGTCATAGACGTAACGGTTGATATTCTCCGGGGTCGCCAACGAGTGCCAGGCGCCATCGTGCCAAGCCTCGGTTGTCGCCAACATCCGACAGGGGTGATCGGCGCCACGAGTATCAACGAAGCGCATACCAGAAACGGCATCGAATTGCTTGGTGCGATAGGCGATGCCGAATGCGGTGAATTCTCTGGTTTGTCTGGCCATGTTATGCTGACGGCGGGCTGCCGAATCCTTTGACGTAAAATGCTCGGTCGCGACTGTTCAGATCGTACTCCAACGACGTCAGGACATAGTTGCCGTTGACGCCTGGGTTCATCTTGGAGGTCAGGTTGACGGCGCCAGCGAGGCGTATGGACGGATTGAAGATGGTCGTGAATTCCACACCCCACTCGGTCCACGAGGGGATGCCGACGAAGACATCAAGAGGCACGAGTTGTTCGCGGCTGATGACCTTGTCGCGGTCCTTGACTATGAGCACGTCGTCATCGATGAATGCCGCGACGTCCGGCTTATACAAGTCCTGGATGTATGGGATCAGGCCGGCGACGGTCTGGATGGAGCGCGCCGGGTTCTCGATTGGCGTGTCATTGAAGGACGTCTCACAAACGAAGTTGCTGCCGAAGCCGATTTGATCGGAAACCCAGGCCACCAGATCATAGAAGCGCATGGAGGATGGCGTGCGATTAGTCACCCACTTCGTCTTGTCGACTTGGCGCGTGAAGCAGGTGATTTTGACGCCAATATCCGGAGGGGTGGACGAGGGATCGACCATGGCGACTTCGCCCTTGAAGACCACGGCCAGGTTCTCGGATCGGCGTTCAGAATAGCCGGCCTCGATGGTGACCTTTACGAACGGCTCCGGCGCCTGGCCGGTCTGGACCAGGCGGTTGTTCCAGGCGGTGAACTGGGACAGCAGGCCCTCGCGCATCTCGGTGGACATGCCGACGACCTCCACGACGGCGCGGGCCTGGATGGCCAGCGCTGCCTTCTGGATGCGCACCCGCAGCTGCAGAGTTTCGTCCAAAACGACCTTGTTGTTTTGGAGTGTGAAAGTGACCCGTAGTAGGCGACGTTTCATCAGAGCTTAACCCCATCCGAGGCATTGTTGACGATGTCGCTGAGGCCGTCTTGCACGCGGCCTCGCACGGCCTCGGCAGTCTCCTGCGGGCTTCCGACGCCATTGACGTTGATCTGGATTGCGCGCTCACCCACGGTGATTTCGCGCGGTCCTTGGCGCTGGTCCTGGATGACGTCGCCGCCAAATGCGCGGAGGGCGGTCAATCCGGTTTCCTGGATTTTGTACTGCTCCATCAGTTCTGCGCGTGCGCTGTCTGTCAACATCTGGTTGGACAGTTCCGTCTGGATGCGCGTCTTGTGGTTCTGATAGCCGGCCTCCAGCTGGGCGACCTTCCAGGCGACATCGTCGCGGTTCACGGCGCCGTGCTGGAGCTGGGTGACCGGGACGCCAAGGGCCTGGGCGATGTTCGCTTGAACGGTGACCTTGTTGATCTTCTCGCGGTTCTCGCCGCCACTGGCCCCGGCGCGTCCTGTGTCAAAGTAACGGGCATCTGCCACTGGCGTATTCGGGGCGTTCGGGTTCGGGCTTTTTGCCCAATCGCCCTGGCCGTTGAGCGATGCCGGCAGGTTGGAGGATTGTCCGTTGGACTTGCTGGCTTCCACCGGGGCGCGCTGCGGCTGCGGAATCGGGCTGGACGTCCAATCGTTGTGCCCGGCAAGCGCTGCAGGCAGGTCCGCCGGCAACGGCGAACGAATGCCTTGGGCGCGCTCCAGGGCCTCCAACTCAAGTTTGACCTTGTCCGGATAAGAGCGCGTCAGCGGGCCGTAGTTGGCCGGGTTCGTGCCGCCATGGTACATCAGCAGGGCATCTTCATAGCTGCCGGTTCGGTCCAGGTTCTCCCGCATGAGCTTGGCGCCGGCCATGATGTTCTCATAGGGGTCGTATGCGTTACGGACGCCAAGTGACTTGGCAGTCTTTGGCATCAGCTGCATAAGGCCCTGGGCGCCGGCTCCGCTGGTGGCCATCGGGTCCATCTTGGACTCAACTTGCGTTTGAGCCTTGAGCCAATTGACGTTCAGGTTGTACTTTTGCGCGGCCTTGGCAAATATGTCGTCGTATGGCGTCTTGACTGGCGGATTCGCAGACGGCTTTGCGAGTACCGGAGTGCCTCCAGGAGTCGTGCCGCTGATTGGATCGTAATTTCCGGTGCTGCTCATCGCGCTCCAGTTCGGCGTGCCGTCTGCCTTGCGTGGAAGCGGGTCGGTGCGCTGCGGGCCTTGGGTGGTACTGCCCAGACCGGAGGCCTGACCGACCATACCGGCCCAAGCGGCCCAAGCCTGGCGCTCATCGATGGCATTGGAGAAGGTCGCGACGGCGCTGTTGAACATGTTGACTGCCAGCGACATCTGCGAAGCCGTCTGCAGGCCCAGCTGGTTGTTCCGGTCGGCCTGATCGATCAGCTCGTCAGCGGTTTTGCGACCTTCGGCCACGTTCCGGCTCTGGCCTTCGATTGCCGATAGGATGCGTGCGCCCTGCTGGCCACTCTCTTGGCCGTTACGCGACGGCATCAAGAGGTCAGGCCCGGACAATGGCAGGCCCTTTCTCGCTGCGTCCTGGCCAAGACCGGCCAAGCGCTGGCCATCGCCGGCCTCTGGCTTCCCGAAAGCCCAGTTGTAGGCTTGCTTGCTCTTGTCGACGGCGTATTTGCCCATGGCGATGCCAGGGAAGCCATCGGCCCAGAAGTTTTTGATGAGCTTGTTTTCCGGGGTGCCCGGCGAGGCGACTTCATCGGCATCAGGCAGATACTGGTCTGCTATGTCGGAAATCTCTTTCACCTTCTCGATGATCTTGTTGAGCACCGGGAGGAGTTTGGAGCCGAGGCTGATTTGCAGCTGGTTGACGCTGTCGCTGAATTTGGCCATTTCATCATTGAATCTGGCCAGGTCGGCTTCCGCCTGCTTGCGGACGTCAATTTCTTGCGCAGTCATCTCGGTGACCTTGCCGATTTCCGGTCCAAGCTTCGCCATAGTCAGCGCGAAGTCCTTGCTGATGCCGGCCTGCTCGGAAACGCCCTGGGCGCGCTCCGGTCCCATCTTCTGAAAGCGGGTGGCCAACTGGACAAGCGCATCCTTGGTACCAAGCATCGGGCCGCCAAGTGCGCCCGGATTCATGCCCATGATTCGCAGGAATCGGTTCTCAGTGCCGGAGCGGGTCGGGTCTGTGTACGCTCGCTTGATCAGATCGGATACACCCTTGACGTTCTCGCGGGTTTGCTCGCGGGTGATGGTGCCACCGGAGGTTCGTGCGACCTTCCGCTCAATCTCTTCCAGGCGCATGCCGGACATGCCGACGTCCATGCCGACCATGCGCTGCTGGTTGAATTGGTCGCGAAGCTTGATGACGGACAAAATACCAGCGCCAAGGGCGGCGACTGCGGCAGAGGCAGCGGTAAATCCAACGGTCATGGCGGACGTCGCCGCGCCGACCTTGTCCATTCCAGGGATGAGGCGGCCAATCTCGTTGCCGGCCTCGCGGGCAAACTCGCTGAATTCCTTGCGCGCCTTTCCCGGTCCCTTGTTGACGACTTCAACCCGCTGGTTCAACTGCTCCAGGCGGTTGATGGCGTCCTTCAGTTCTACTTGATACTGAAGGACAAAAGTGTCCATCTCGGTGGCCATGATCAGCCCTCTTGAGTAGCGGCCTGTCCAGCCAGCTCAAAGGCAGGCCCCATGAGCTTGGTACATTCAGCGATAAAGGCCACGGCCAGTTCGGAGCCGGCATTGGCCCAAAAATGCGGCTTGCTCGCGTGAGTCACCGGATCGATGCCGTTGTGCAGGAGGACGGCCTCAAACACCGCCTGGATGTTCGTCCACGTCTCCAAGTGGTTATCGATCAGGCCATCAGTCGCCAAAGGGTAAACGTGGTCACCGACGACGACGCGAGCGTATTGCAGGATTTCCATAACGAAGGCGCGACGAAATGCCTTGTCGGTGGTGGCCGCGAAGTCCAGGAAGCGCATCTGGATATCCCACCCGTCCAGAGCGGAGAAGTGAAGCAACTCAACTTGCTTGAGTTGTCCTTGGCGACCGGTTATCTCAATCATGTCCATTACCCAATATAGGAAAGGACTTTATTATACAGAGCCTCAGCGGACGAAGTAAAGGTGGAAACACCGTTGGAAATGCCTTCGGATATCGAAGTTGCTTTTGGGTCCTGGACTTTGACGCCAAAAGTCGATTCATCAGATGGACTCTTTGGATCGAATTGGTCCATAACTGTCTTTTCGACTTGCTCCATCTCAAATTCGATGACGTTGGCAGATATGATCTTTGGCGTCTGCTCGATTTGTATGCGAGTCAGCGCCATGTTATCTGCGATGAACTCTTTGGTTGTTATTTCAAATGTCGATTCGACATCATAGAAGCTGTCGATCATCGATTCCAAAGTGGTGATGTCGTCGCACATAGCGCGAACCAACAACTTCACCGGCTTGATGATTTTGGAGTTGCGCGAGTCCTTGTTGGTCTGGTCCATGGCCAAGTTAACATCAGTCAAATCCTTGATGGCGACCGGACTGTCAGAGGTATCAGAGTCGATATATGGCGTGACGGACCTGATCTTCAACTTGTCCCAAACAATAAGGGCAGTATAAAGGTCACGCACTTTGAAGACGCGCGGCTGGATTATCGCATCAATGGCGTTCATATGTTGCCTATGAAGTTTGTGGCTCGCTCGGTCGCCTGGCCAACGGCCTTGTTGACTGAGTCTACAACGCCAAGCACGCTTTCTTTTGCGTCTTCTATCAGGGAGATGCCGCGATCAACCAACTTGGAGTCGCTGGCCTGGCGAAACAGGACCGGGGCAACGTTCTGGACGATGATTTGCCTGAATTCCAAAGTCATCGGGGTCGCTGACAAGACCTTGGGCGTCTGCTCCGGCGCCATGGAGTTCAGCTTCATCGACCGAAGACTAAGGCCGCGCGACTTGATGGTGTACAAAGAGTGTCGGTTGGCCATCACCGCGTTGACTTGATTGACCGCGTCCAGGTTCGGGCAAAATATCTGGATGGTCATAATGTTCGGGCGCGGCACCCTGGTGTCGATGAACAGTGATCCGTCTTCCATGTGGTGGCGCATCGGGTCGGATTGCAGGCGAATCATCACCGAGGCCACGCGGACGTCCGGAAGGACCGGCATGTCCGTTGACATATCGATGAACTCACAAGCCTTGGTGCCAATGAGTTGGTCTATTATGTTCAACCAAAGAACCCCAAGGCCGATTGGATTCCACCGGCAATCAGCTGCTTGGCCGATTGGGCGCCGGTGACGGTGCCGAACACGAACGTGTAGGTGTTGCTCTTTCTGCGACCGGTGCTTTGGATCGAGTCCAGGGCCGGGCCGCGCAGGATGCTGCCGTGGCTTAGGACCGTCCTACCGCCATCAGGGTAGGAGATTGCCATGGTGGTGATATCCTCAAACGGGAAGAGGGACAGGCCACCCTTCTTGTTGCCGAGGAGGATTTTCAGGTTGATGTCTTCGTCGCTATTCGGAATGACGGATACACTGACCTCGATTGGCGCTGCCTGGGCATAGGTGAAGATGGTGCCGTCATAAAGCGGTTCATAGCCAAACGGCTCCATCTCCTTGGCGCTTATCGGGTCGGTGTCATCAGCGAATTTGGACAAGCTGAAGCCCATAGGGAAGGACTGCAGCGCCAAAATCATTATTTCTGTTCCAAACCCGCTGATGTCTTCCATCTTTCGACCTTACTTCTTGGTGGTGGTTTTGGCGACCGGGGCCGGTGCAGGCTCTTCCACTACCGGTGCAGGCTCAACGACCGGGGCCGGCTCAACGACCGGGGCCGGCTCAACGACCGGGGCCGGCTCAACGACCGGGGCCGGCTCGACGACCGGGGCCGGCTCGACGACCGGGGCCGGCTCGACGACCGGGGCCGGCTCGACGACCGGGGCCGGCTCGACGACCGGGGCGGACATTGGCGCGGCCAGGCCTTGATCGACGCCAAGGCCAAGGTCCGGGGCGACGGTCGCGCCAATGTCCGGCGATGCGGGCAACTCCTGGCCGCGCGGCATCTGGTCCGGGGAAGGCCCGAAGCTCGGCAGCGGGTTCAGCTTGAGGCTGCGTTTGTTGCCGTCGACTCGCATCACGCCGTTGGCGTATTGGACGTTATAAGGTTTGGTCTTCATGAGTTTGTCACCCTTGTTCTACCGTGGAGAGTGGAGACAACGGCCTGGAAATTGAATATGCCGCTGCCAACTTGAATATCCAGAGAGTCAATGCTGACGACATCAGGGCTGCTGGATATGGCATCGATGAGGCTCTTGCGAGCCGCATCATAGTTCTGTTGCGGAGTGAATACAAATTCGAAGTAGCCGACGCCTGCCGTCACGTCATATATGTCTTCACCAAGGCGCATCAAAGTGCGACTGCGGACGTCTTGTGCGCACGCTTCGATGTTATTCACCAACTCCAAGTTCCTGCCATCGAACAGAAACAGGTCATTGTTGATGTTGGTGCGAAGGCTGGAAGTTGTCATCAAGCCACCCTCAAGCCGGTGAATTCTTTGTACTCTGGAAGAGTCAAATACAACAAGTTGCACGACTCGCCAAAGGTGGTCCAGTCCGGATCGGCATCAAATAGAAAGTTGCCATAGTTCGGCAAGTGCATGAACTGATAAGGCATCAGTGGCTCGCCCACTAGACAGCGAGTTCCAGTGATCAACACCTCGCCGTTGCGGCTGACGTCGGCATACATGTGATCGATTGCCTGATAGACATGTATCGACCAGAATGCGCCGTCAACGTTGAACGAAATGGCCTGATTTGGAATCGCTGCTAGTGGGATTCTGAACATGATTAGCCTTGGGTCACACTTTCGAAGCGGAAGCGATACACACGGCTCTTCAGGCGACCGGAAGAGGCGACCGAAGGCATCAGCGGGCCTTGGGTGATGACGCCGTTGGAGCCGGTCACCTTCTTGCCGTTCGGATAGTTCAGAACGATGCTGATGATGTCCTGGGAGCCGGACTTGGACTTGCCAACGCGGTTAGCGTTCAGCAGGGCCTCCAGGTTGATGTCGTCTTCGCTGTTCGGGATGATGCCAAACACCATCTCGATGCCGCCCGGACGGGTCCAAACGACCAGGTCGCCGTTCAGGCCCATTGCGGTGTCGGCAGCGGTGAAGTCGGGAGAGTCCATCGGGTCGGTATCATCGGCAAAGGCCGACAGCGAGACGCCGCTGGGGAATGTGTTGCTGGCCACGCAGATGGCCGAAAGGGAGAAGCCGGAAATGTTGATCATGGTGCGTCCTCTAAGGAGTCCTGATTGTATCGAAAACCGCCCGGCCATTCAACCGGGCGGCCAGGCTTAGACCATTACGTCAGAGCCTTCCACGAAGCGGATGACGTCACCCTTGGAGTAGACGAGGCGATACACCGCCTTCCACTCGGTCAGATCGGTGTTTTGGTTGACATACGATTCGAAGCGGATGTCAATCCAATAGCCGAGAGTCTGGACCTGACGCCAAGCATTCACATCACCGGTGATGCTGCTGATGTATTGCTGCTGGATGGCGTCCAGAGTCTTGCCATAGCTGAAGGTTCCGTTGTTCACAGCCGAGGTGATGACCGGCTGGACGACGGCCAGCAGCTGGGCTTCACCCAGGGCGCTCGCCGGGACCGCGCCGACTGCCAGGAACAGACGCAGGAAGGTGCTGGCCAGGGTCGACTTGAGCCACATCTCGTTGGCATAGATGTTCATGTCAACGGCGTCTTGCGAGCCGCCGCACAGGATGCCACGCTGGTAGAATGCCAGGCTTTGGCCAGCGTTCTGGGTCACACCGATGTAGTTGCAGCGCAGGGAGTCGGCCAGGTCGGCGGTCGGGTCGTCGCTGACCGTCACGTTGCGCTGGTCGAATTCATAAAACATGTAGTTCTGGTTCGCCGCTGGCTGGTTGAAGTTGGTCGCGGCCAGAATCTCGCACGGAATCTGCTCAACATAGTCGTTGAGCTGAGTGGTGGAAAGGATGTTGAGCGCGCAGCCACTCAGGCCCTTTACCAGATCGAACAACGCGGAGGCGTTCGCCAGCGGGGTCGGCACGCTGTAGATGTACATGTTGTTCTGCGTGTCGTTCCACTCCGCGACCTTCTTCACGTCGGCGTTGGCCAGTCGGCCTTCGGCGTTGGTGAAGACGAAGGAGCCGAAGTTGTTGGAGACGGCAGCGGACTTGGCCACGGCGACGTCCGGAGTGTCAGCGTTTTGGCCGACTACCAGAACGGAACCAGAGGTGCCCCAGCCCAGCAGGGCCGATATGTCGGTGGCCTCGCCAGTCGGGGTGACGGAGATGGCCGCAGAGCCGGGGCCAGCGCCGGGGCCGGTGAGGGTGAAGACGTTGGTGTTGGTCGAATAGGTGACGGTCACACCAGCGAAATCGGTGTCAGCGACAAGGACCGCCTGGAGGTCAGCCGCGACGTCGGTGAGGTCGGTGGAGGCCGACAGGTCGATGGCGGTGAACTTCTTGGTGACGGCGCCCAGGTTGACGGTCAGCGAGCCAGTGGTCACCGGGGTGAAGCTGGCAATGTTCTTCGGCTGGCTGTCGCCAACGAGCATCGACGGAACCGCCGAGTTGACCCAGCGCGCGAAGCTGATGACGCTCGGAGCCTGGATGTTCTTGTTGATGAAGCCGAAGTAGGGCAGGGCGCGCTTGTACTCTTCGGAGTTGAAGCCGAAGAACTGGCCGACTACATCAGCGGTGCCGAATTCGGCAATGACGCCCGGAGTAAGAAGCGGGTTCTGGGTGATGATGCGGAGAATGAGTTTGCGCTCCGCCACCGCAGCACCGGCGCCTACGCCAGAGACGATGTTTACATAGCGTTTTTGACTGATCACTTTGGAGTCTCCTGTTAAGTGACTTTGCTGCTTATGGACTGGAGCATATGCGCCGAATCAATCAGAGGCTTGTTAAAGCCTTTCTTTCTAACTGTGGACGGCGCGTTTGTCTGCCAATTTCCATTTTTGATGCTCTGTGCGATGCAATTTTCCAATGCCATCCCGATTTGAGCCAGGCCCTCTTCGGCGGATATCTCACCATTGGCCATCTTATTTGCTATCGCCTTCTGAATGCTGCTCCTTTGTTGAAGGAACATCAACCAGGCAAGCCGCATGAACGGTCGCGCTGGAATCTCAATCTTGTGCGGCTTGGTGACTTCGTGATCGCCCTCGAAATCGTTTCTGACGAATCGAGTGCCAAGGAATCGATCTTTGGTTGCCGCGTCCGTAATATACTTTGTCCCGCCCGGATGGTCGATAGTTCCACCATACTCTTGGATACGGGCAACGCGAGCAACCTGGATACCTTCCTTGCCTTCTGCGGCAGGATAGCGGGCCGTTTCGAACCAGCCAGCCTCCACCTGTTTGCCTTTGAGTTGTTTGAGGTTCTTTATGTGTTCCTCAATCATCTTGGAGCCGGCCATGTCAAACTCCTGTGATGAACTCTTCCTCAGCGCTATATGCAGCAGGGGTGATGAATTCGAAGACTCGATTGTGGATCAGAGTGATATCGAAACTTGGGAAGGATTCGAACTGGTGCAGATCGTTTTCGAACTTGTCGTTGCGAACGTCAGTTACACGCAGCATCGCAACTTCGACTGCCTTGAACTTGGCAATGGAATAGCGGGATTGCAGAAACATCTTCATCATGTTGGCCAAATCCGGCGCTGTCGGAGTTGACGTGACCAGCGGGTCTTGGCGATATCGGCAGCTGATCTGGATGACGGTGTTGACCACCTGGCGCTCGCTTTCTTTGAACTCGCGGGCCGGAGTGATGTGCGAAAGACCGACTTGCGGCGAGCCGTGGTGAAGGTCAAACATGCGCTCGAAAAATACCGTTGGCGCGCTTGGCGTGCCCTGCTGGTCCGGGAGAGGCTTTTGGACGATCTCAGCCGCGACGTTCCAGTGGGCCAGACCTTCCTCGATCATATTGCCGACGAAGATCAGCAGGTCATTGTCCTTCATCGCCTTCACCTTCGTCCGGGGCCGGGGCCGGAACTTCGAACTGAGCCGGGCCGATGGCGACGGCAAGCGCGCCACACCATCCATCTTGGATAAACCAGGTGTTGCGATCTTGTAGCTGGAACGTTTGGCCGCCCCAGATGAACTGGTCGCCGTGGTTGTCGCGCTCCAGGTCTATGACGTCCAGAGATACGAAAATCCTGACATATTGCTTCTGCCAGTCCAGGTTGAATTGGCGATAGACCGATTGCTTGACCGATTGCACCGAGGCGTTGACGTGGAACGGTACGCCATAAGAGGACACGAACTGGCGCAGCTCGTTCTGGGTTCGGCCATCGGCCTTGCGATACGGCACCAGGGAGGTGCCGACCACACTGAAGGCCAGGGAAAGGAGGTTGACGCCCGGTATCAAAAGAATACTCCCCCGACTTTCCGGAAGCCTTCACGCTCCGGGAGTCCGCCGATGGCAAATCCGCCCACAGCCTTCACGCTTAGCAGCGCCCAGAGGGCCTGGCCATAGGGCGTGCTGGCCAACCACCACTGCCAGCCGTTGGTGGCCGGAGGTGCCAATTTGGCCACGCTGACCTCGCCCACGGTCGCGGAGGTGATGAAACCGCCTTGAACGCCACCAGCCGATTGGCCCTGGCCGCCAGCGCCAGCGGTTTGCATGGTGCCGAGGGCCAAAAGGTGCGCGGTCAAGTAGTAAAGGCAAGTCTCAAGGACTTTTCCGCTCAAGGTCCGATATGGGCAATCGTCAGCAGAAATGAACTGGGT